AGACCCTGCTGGTTTTGAGCAAGTAGCGAAAGAGCGAGGATCAAGAGGGTCTAAGCTAGACGAAACTGCTATAGCCATCGTCAAAATATCCGGTGACTCTTGGTGGGTAAAAGATATCCTACACGGAAGATGGAATATTAAAAAAACGGCTGAACGTATTCTTAACACAGCCATAGTTACCCAAGCAAACACAGTAGGTATAGAAGCAGGCGCTCTAAAGAACGCTATCATGCCCTACTTAGAAGATCAGATGCGTATAAACAACAGATGGGTTGTCATATCAGAAGTAACGCATGGTGGTAAGAAAAAGACTGATCGGATAACTTGGTCTTTACAAGGCCGAATGGAACACGGAAAGATTTCATTCAACAGTAAAAGAGATTGGAGAGACTTTGTAGATCAGATGACTGCTTTCCCTTCTCCGCAAGTACATGATGACCAATTAGACGCTCTAGCTTACATTGATCAAGTGTCTGTAGCAGATTTTGCTAGTAGCATTGATATAGATGAATGGGAGCCAACAGATGAACACGCTGGGTATTAATTAATATGTTAGAACATGATAAGTATGCTAGTCTTGCTAGTTGGCTAACAGAGCGACTAGAGAACTGGAAAAACCATAGAGATCAAAACTACGAGCAGAAGTGGGATGAATATTACCGCATCTGGCGTGGTATTTGGGTTGAAGAAGATAAGTTAAAAGAATCAGAGAAGTCTCGTCTGATTTCTCCAGCAACACAACAAGCTGTAGAAGCTACTGTATCAGAGCTAGAAGAAGCAACATTTGGTCGTGAAAAGTGGTTTGACATTGATGATGATGTCTTAGACGAAGACCCAAGAGATGTTGCTTATCTACGTAGAGTACTGCAAGAAGACCTAGAACACTGTGGCGTTAAGCCAGCTATTTGTGAGTCTTTCTTAAACGGTGCTATCTACGGAACAATGATTGGTAAAGTAACTGTAGACACTACAATAGATCGTGTAATCGTAGAAAAGCCTGTTGAGGGCACATTAACTACACGAAGAGAAATAGCTGAAGTACCTTACATTAAAGTAGGTCTTGAACCTGTTTCTCCTAAAGAGTTTATTATTGATCCTGCTGCCTTAGATGTTGATGGTGGCTTAGGTGCAGCTACAGAGTCTATCAAGTCTCGTTACCATGTTGTTGAGAATATTGAAAAGGGCGTATATCGTGACGTAGCTCTATTAGGCACTTCTGTAGATCGTGCTGATTTAGGCTGGGACGAAGAGACACACGCAGAAGAAGACGACAAAGTAAAGATTACTGAATATTGGGGTCTAGTACCTCAGCGTTTGTTAAATCCTCGTGAAAATAGTCACTATGAGGAATTTGATTATGAAACGGACGAACTAGTAGAAGCTGTAGTAACTATTGCTAACGATGCAGTAGTTTTACGTGCTGAAGAAAATCCTTACTTAATGAAGGATCGTCCTTTTGTAGCGTGTCAGTTGGATCGTGTCCCTAACAAATTCTGGGGGCGTGGCGTATGCGAAAAAGCATATAATCCCCAGAAAGCGTTGGATGCTGAATTACGTAGTCGTATAGACGCTCTTGCATTGACTACACACCCCATGATGGCAATGGATGCAACTAAATTGCCAAGAGGGGCCAAGTTAGAAGTTAAAGCTGGTAAGACTATTCTTACTAATGGTGATCCCCGTACTGTAATTCAGCCATTTAACTTCGGTAACTTGTCTGCACACACCTTCTCAGAAGGAGCAGAACTAGAACGTATGGTACAGATGGCCACTGGCGCTATGGATTCTGCTACTAGTAGTTCGTCTAACCCACGAAATAACACTGCAAGTGGTATGTCTATGCTACAGGCAGCGTCTATTAAGCGCCAGAAGCGTACATTGATGAACTTCCAGAGTGATTTCTTGATTCCGTTCATCGAAAAAGCTGTGTGGCGTAAGATGCAGTTTGACGATCAGCGTTATCCAGTACTAGATTATAAGTTTTCTCCTCATTCAACAATGGGGATTATGGCCAAAGAATTAGAAATGGCACAGACTATTCAGTTAATGTCTATGTTACCTCCTGATTCTGAGGCATTTATGGCATTATTAATGACTGTATTCGAATCTTCTTCTCTAAACAACCGAGAACAGATGGTACAAATGCTACAGCAGTCTATGCAGCCAAACCCACAACAACAAGAAATGGCTCAAGTAATGCAACAACTACAATTACAAGACGCTCAGGCTGATGTTCAGCTCAAGGGCGCTCAAATTCAAGAAACTTTGGCAGATGCTTACAAGAAACAAGCCGATGCAGCAGCTAAAGTTCCAAACGAAACCGATGCTCAAGAGCGTATTCTGGACTTACAGAAGAAAGCACTAGATTTACAAGAGAAATCTATGAAAGTAGATAGTATTGCTGCTGACACTGTACGTAATATCCCAGAAATGAAGCACCTTGAGTCAGAAACTGTACTTAACCTAGCAAAAGCGAGACAATTAAGTGAATCAAACCCCGACTAACGAAGATTTCTTCAAGCAGCGTTGGGTAATGTTAGAGACAGACGGGTGGAGGTCATTAGTTGATGACCTACAAGCCATGCATGACTCTCTAAACACTATTTATGCTGCTGAAGATGAAAAGTCCCTTAACTTTATTAAGGGGCAACTGTCTATTCTCAATATGCTGATCACATTAGAAGAACAGACAAAACTTGTAGAAGCTGAACAATCCGAATAGGACTTGGTTTCATTTTCATTAACTCCACAATCTTGATAAAAGACGGAGAACACCACTATGGTAAATAATATTGTCGTTGACCCTGTAGAAGAAAATACAGAAGAACTTGGAGCACTACAAACTGAAGCAACCTCCGAAGAAACGGAACAAGCTGCTGATGAGTATGTTGTACCAGATAAGTTTAAAGATAAGTCAGTAGAAGAAATCGTTAATTCGTACCAGTCTCTTGAAAAAGAATTAGGACGTAAAGGTAGCGAGTTAGGCGAACTGCGTAAACTGACTGAAGATTTTCTTAAATCTCAGGTAAATCAGCAAACCGCTGAGACTAAAGAAGAACCCCTTGACTTCTACGATGATCCAGATAAGTACATCGAAGAAAAAATCAAGAATCATCCGAAGCTTAAGCAAGCTGAGAAACTTAACGAAGAGCAACAGCACCAGCTAACTCTTCAAAAGTTAAATCAGTCACATCCAGATGCTCAAGAGATCGTAGGATCAACTGAGTTTCAGGAATGGATTCAACAGAGTAAAGTACGCCAACGCTTGTTTCAAGAAGCAAACGCCTATGATTTTGATGCAGCCGATGAACTTCTTTCTACATGGAAAGACCGGCAACTAATTTCAAAAACTAAGGAGGTGGAGTCGGAGAAACAGGCTTCCAAACAAAAGGCGCTTAAAGCAGGTCGTACTGAAAGTAGGTCGTCTGGCGAATCCGTTGGAAGTAAGAAAATTTATCGTAGCGCAGACCTCATTCGTTTAAATCAAACAGACCCAGAACGCTATGCGGCTATGCAACCAGAAATTATGGCTGCTTATGCAGAGGGTCGTGTCAAATAACTATAGGAGTTAATTAAAATGGCACTAGGTACTAATCATCAAACTACCACTACTGGGGCAGTATTTATCCCAGAATTGTGGTCTAACGAAGTAATCGCTTCTTACAAGAAAAACTTAGTTCTTGCTAACCTTGTTACTCGCATGAGTCACGTTGGTAAGAAAGGTGATTCTATTCATATTCCAAAGCCCGGTCGTGGCTCTGCGAATGTTAAGTCAGCTCAGTCTCAAGTAACTTTGAACACTGACACTGCTACTGAAGTGATTGTAAACATCAACAAACACTACGAATATTCTGTAATGATTGAAGACATCGTAGAGAAGCAAGCTCTAAGCTCCATGCGTCAGTTCTATACTTCTGATGCTGGTTACGCTTTGGCTACTCAAGTAGACGACGACCTATTCGGTCTTATTCAGGCATTGAATGGTGGCACTTTCCTAGAAGGTGACGGTACTACTTGGTCTTCTGGCGCTGGCGCTGACATCACTGATGCAGGTATTCGTGCTATGATGCTACAACTGGATAACAACGATGTTCCTATGAACGATCGTGCTTTGGTTCTTCCTCCAGTAGCTAAGTCTGACATGTTAGGCATTAACCGATTCACTGAGCAAGCCTTTATCGGCACTGGTGAAGCCATCAAGAATGGTCAGATCGGTCGTGTTTATGGTGTTGACGTTTACGTTACCAACAATGCACCTACTGTTGACAGTGGCGCAAACCGTGTTGGTGCTTTGGTTCATAAAGATGCTCTAGTATTGGCTGAACAGTTGGGCGTACGCTCTCAGACTCAGTACAAGCAAGAGTACTTAGGTGATCTATTCACCGCTGACACTATCTATGGTGTTGGTGAACTACGCGATAACGCTGGCGTACCTTTCAAGGTTGCTGCTTAATCGTAGTCTGCAAGACAAAGGGCTCGCAATGAGCCCTTTTATAACCTTTAGGAGAATATATGCCAATCTACTCATACAAGTGTAAAGATGGACACGTTACAGATCAAATGAGCTCTATTGCAGAGCGTAAAGAGCCTAAGAAGTGTAAGGTCTGTGGAGAAGATTCGCATATGTTTATCGTAGCTCCTCAAGTACAGCTTGATCCTACTGACCCTGCTTTTGCAGGCACATGGATTAGCTGGGAACGTAAGAGAGAGAAACAAATGAAACAAGAACGTCTATTAGAACGTAAGAGGTCTTAGCATGTTTGGCGTACCTTTAGAAGTAATAACTATGCTTGCAAGCCTCGTAGGAGGCGCTGTATTGAAGTTATGGTCTCAGTCACAGAAAGATAAGGCTGAACAACAAGCGCAGCTTCTAGAGCGTTTTACGGCCTCTGAGAACAGTGTAGAGGGTGCACGTAATTACGATACACCTAATGCACAGTGGATTAGACGTTTTTTAGTTGTTTCTTTTATGGCTATGGCTGGTTTTATTTTAACTGCTCCTTTATGGGGCTTTAATACTGTAGTACCTGTAGAAATAACTAGTGGGTTTAAGCTGTTATTTTTAGACTTTACAAATAAAGCTGTTGATTATGTGTCCTTAGAGGGAATGGTCACACCAGAATGGCTTCCACACGCAATCATGTCCGTAGTAGGTATGTACTTCGGTCAGTCTATCGTTTCACGGAGATAAAATAATGGGTATAGATCGTGGTCAGGGGACACCAGTTTCCAGCAACCCTT